CTGATAACCATGCGGCATGACACCGCGAGCTTTGCGTCTGCTTTCGCTTCGCTGTTGAAGCTATCTATCAGGACTGCAGCATCATCGAGCAACGTACAGCAAGCAGTCCGCTCCTCGGAGCTCATAGTCCTTGTCATTCGTGCCTGAACATCTGATACCTCTGCATATGTCATCCCGATCACCTCTGCTTTTTGGTTTTATTCGCCGGCTTCTTCGGCTTTGCTTCTGCGGGCTTAGTGCCGGAAGCGGCGGGCTTGTGACCCGCCGCCTTATATTCGTCTACACGATCATCTGCTACCCACATCACGCTGCCGGTGAGTCTGTTGATAAACTTGACCATGTCTGCCTCCTACTCGTACTGATAATAGCGTGCCAGATGTCCGCACCTGACACGGGGATCCATCCAAATGTCTATACCGTAAAAGCGGGCATTCTGACAAAAGTAATAGTCCTCGCTCAAGGTAGAGCCGTCTGCATTCGTGACGTACTGGAACCACGGGTCGTCAAGCCTAGTAAATACACTTGTTTTAACGAGCGCGCAGGCAAATCCGCCGCCTTTTACAAGGGTCCTCTCTTCAGGGAGGTCTCTGTAATAGTAGCTGTCATGGTATTCCTGTGCGCCCAACTTGATGATCGCCGTCTTACCGTCCTTCGTGTTCTTTCTGGGACATACGCCCAGGACCACGTCTGCCGGAGGGTCGAGCATCAGGTCCAGCGCGTCCGGAGGGATGATCGTATCGCTGTCCACCATAAGGACATAGTCATATCCGCCCAGCTGCGCCAGTCTGGTGATCTCGTTCCTCGCAACAGCGCAATCGTAGCCTTTCACGAAATCAAAAAACAGGTCGTGATCAGACCTGAGGTTGTATATCGCCTTGAACACTTCTGGCTCGATCGATGCGAATGTCGGCACTGCTATCAGTATTCTCATGATTCCACCGGCCTATGCTACGTGGGTCCTGACGATCTTGTTGAACACGTATGTATCAGCTATGAAGCCGACCTCGATCTCTGCCTTGACTGCGAACATGTTGTGCTCCCAGAGGTTGACAGCCGCGTTTTCGATGGTCAGTGTGGCCTGATTGCTGATATCTATCTTTACGCCTTCAACTGTGCCGTACATCGCCTTTGTCCAGTCGCCTGCGAAACCGAGCACGTCCGGCTTGGCCGCTACGTAACCGCTCTGACCGGATGTGCCGGATTCGACGTTGCCCGCGAAGTACAGGCCCTTGGAGTAGTATACGGACTGGCCGATCAGACGCGGGACTGCGCCTTCAGCTACATTGTTGACAAAGATCGGACGACCATCTTTGTCCAGGGCAGAAAGCATCTCTCCCCTTGCCTGTGCGGACATAGCAAACCCGTTCAGGTCGCCGTCATGCGAGGCGATATCGATATCCGCCGCAACGATCGCGCTGTAGAAGCCGCCCTCGCCGCTTGCGTTCACATCGATCGACTGTCCCGTGCAGCCGGTCAGTACATCGAATCCGCTGCCCGGAGCACTGCCGTTGAATACAGTGCCGTCGAACTTCTTGGCAAGCGCTCCCGGGATACGCGCTACGAGCGCATCATAGAGAGCCTTGTAGTCTCTCGCGAACTCGTCGGAGAACGGTACGATGACAGCCAGCTTGTACGGCGTCATGACCTTCTTATCGAGACTTGGGTTAGATACCGGCTTCGCGCCTGTTTCTGCTACCCAGTTGGCCTCCGGATCGCCAGTGATCATAGGGATGGTCAGCCCTCTTCCCGGCAGGGCGATCTTGCGTGCGAGTCTCATTACTGCAGACTCTTCCTGTGTCTTCTGGATGATCTCGCTGGAGACCTCACCCGGAAGCTCGAGATTTGTTCTGTTTGTGCTTATTCCTGACATTGTTAATTTCCTCCGTTGATTCCACTGAGCCAGTCTGCGAACTGGTCTCTTGTCTTACCTGATCCTGTACCACCAGCTTCTCCATTATCCGGGACTGACGGATAGGTTTCTCCTTCCTTGAACAGGAATGGCTTCGTCTCCTTCAGCCCTTTCAGCTGCTCATCAAGGCCTGTGACCTTGCCGTCATCGCCTATGATGAGCTTTGATCTGTCAAGCAGCCCTGACACTATGCCAGCGTCCTGCACCTGGCTTGCGATTGCCGCATGGATAGCATTCGTCATCTTCATCTCGGCGATCTCATCAGAGTAGGCCTTCTCTTTCTTTTTCAGCTCGTCCTGAAGGTCGCCTATCTGCTTCTGCAGGTCGGCATTGTTGCCGGCAGAGGCTTTCAGCTTGTCCAGCTCCGCCTTGACCTCGTTATACGATGTCTCGGCGTTTCCCTTGGCCGTATTGACCTCATTGAACCTTGCCTTGGTGACATAACCCTTCATTTCCTCCGCTGATGCAGCGGCGGCCTTCTCGGCCAGTTCTTCAGAGATACCCAGTGCTACAAAATCTTCTTTTCTCATGTTGTTTTCCTCCTCGAAACATTTTTTACCGTGGTTCTTTCCACGCACATCGTCTCTCCATTTTTCGTCCGGAGATGCCAAAGGGACGAGTAAGTGAAGCCACGTGGCGTGAATCGGACACGCTGACAGCCAGCAATTGCTGCCCTCGCCTGAGCTACCGCGGCATATAAAAAGCATCTCCAAAAGAGATGCCTTCAACTATCTATTTGCTATTAGACCAAAGAATTAATTATAGTGAATTGTAATGGCCATCTATTATTTTGCCTAGCATTTCTGCTTTTTTATTAGGATCATCTATCAGTGACATTTCGTTAATCAATCGTTGTTCTGTTTCCGAATTGCTTATGCTCTTGAAATACTTATGCTTACTCTCTGATGATTTATTCACAAGCGCAATAACACCGCCTGAAAAAACATCTACAAAAGCACCCGCAATTACAGCATTAATTATATTGCGTCCAGTTATAGCATAAAAGATTAAACTGACGATAAGAATGCCAATGCCAATCCACATCAGCCAAAGGCAATGTTTTAGGAGCTTTTCGTTATGATTGATTTCGCTTTCATGGTAATGCATATAAAGCTGATGCTCTGGCGAAACCTTGATAGAAGAATCAGCTCTTTTGATTGTAGTATTACTATTATTCGTAATGGATGCACGCTTGGATTCCATAATAACTATAGATTGTCTAATGCACCAATTGTAAGGGGGTTCACAAGTATAACATTGCCGCACGAATTGCAGACAATTGGCACAAGGGGCATGAGCTGACCGCCTAGCTGAATAGATTTATCTTCTCCAACATTGACAAGAGTAGCCATGCTATTGCCTATATCCCAGTTATTCTGACCACACATAGGGCAGGTCTTAGTCTGCCATCTGTTATTGATCTCTACTATAAGCTTGTCTCTGTTTAGATTCATCGACCGAACCCCTTTCACTATGATCCGTCTTGATTTTAACAGTTTTTCAAGCATAGACTTGTCTCCTTTAACAAATATTCATGGAATCGGTGCCACCCGCATAGCGGGTGGTTTATTTGTCTCGGGCACTTCGCACCCTCGACGGGGCTTATAGCCCCGCAATTAAATAGAGCCTTTCGGCTCTATAGAACTAATGTATATGCCAACATTGTTTTCCTGCTCTATTAATACTCAGTTCGTAATCCACCCATTTTTTCGGTCTTCTTCATCACGCTTTTTTCTATTATCAAAATAGTTGCGTAATTCAACAGAGCCATTCTGATATGCGAAATCATAGATGTCCAGCTCAGAACCTGAATTGTACCATATGCTAACCAATCTATCTTGTTCCTCTTTTATTACAGGATCATCGCACGAAATCATAAAACCTCCATCATTCTCTCATAAACTGCTTTGGATAATATATTGCCTCTTCCGCCTCCAAGCTCTGTTTCTATAGCATATGCCAACAATTCAAATGTTTTTTTCGAGTCATCAATATCTCCAGTGCATTCATATGCCAGTATCCCATAGTCACGGCCATTTCTCCTAAGGCCCAACCGCTTTGTTGCGTCTTTGATTATTCTATCTGCAAACGAGTGAGTATCAAAATCAGACCGGTAATAATCAACTGCATGTACTGTTTCATGGATACCTGTGCCATAACTTCCCAAGCCTTTCGGCCCAATACGCGAAACACCTTTTTCGCTCATGCGCCCATAATCTTTTAATTTAGGGTCAAACCTAATAATTTTAATGAACTCTCCTGCATCTGGCATCAAGCCAATTGTGTCATCATACCCTGCTAATAAGATCTTGATCTTGTCTATGTCTTTAGCATTGAACCCTTCTATCAAAATGTTATGAGTGTCTTTAAAATACGACTTTATTTCTTCTTTTGATTGCATGTTAATTATACTGCTTTTGCTTACATTTTTCAATTCGTCGAGTGTGCTTATCTCCCGAGCTCGACTTACTTCTCTAGCTTTCGAAGCCCCTGTCAGTCTCGCATACGCAGCCCTCTTTTGGGCATTGATATAATCCCTGTTTGCTGCGTAATGCTGGCGGCGAAGAGCGTTGATGCGCTCCCACTTGGTATCTCCAGCATTGATATACTGATCGTACAGGGCATCTGGATCATAGCCCTCTACTGTTGTTTTATGATCGAAGCGGACGCAGTATGTACAGTCACAATTATTGTGGATGTGGTCAGCATGGCCGTTTCTGATGGCATCTTCCGATGCTTTTACCCAGCCTCTTGATGCCAGCATGAGACAATAAGCGCACGTATCGCCACTTGGGATCCACGCCCATTCGGCACCATCACGAAGAGCGTTCTTCATCATAGTATCAACGCTGGCAAGCTTCACCAGTCTCCCCGCAGATGAGGATATAGCCACAGCGTCTTTGGTACGCATCATGGTCCCGCGTATCGATTTCGCTGTCTCATAGTACGTCGCCGTGGCGGCAGGTTCGGCAGCTGCCACTCTCGCGCCTGCATACTCCGCAAGTGCCTCGTACATCTGACACGCCAGCTCCGATGATGCTTCTCCGTATTTCGTTACAAGAGCATATGCTACATCCAGGATCTCTTCTTCCGTGTGGCCGGCAAGTATATAGCCCTTCATTTCATCACTGGCCTTATCGCTCAATGACTTGAGCCGTTCTGTATACTTCTTCCAGCTTTTGGACTTGATTCGGCGTTCTCTTGCAGTGATCATTCCTCGCCCTCTTCATTTTCCGGTTCAGTCTCTTCGAGCAGTTCGTCAAGCACCTTCTGCCCTCTTGCTCTCTGCTCCTGCGCCTTTATCCTCCGGATATCAGCCTGGTCGAAGCCGATCATCTCAAGGAATACGTCAGTGCCTGCGAAGTTCTCCCTGGCTGATGCGATCTTTATGGCGGCATCCGATGTGGCCGCTACCGACGGCATCGCCGGATTGCGGAAGTGCGCCACTATGTCCCTCTGCTCGTCAGACAGGCCTTCTATAGTCGTGTTGTTGGCCACTGCAAGGGCCATAAGAGCGATCGTCCTCAGTGCATCGCCATTACCTGTATTGAGCTCCTCGGCAGTTGCCACGAGAGTCTGTGACTGTGCCAAGATCGCATCCGAACTCGTCGGATTCGCATCGTTGACCACACCGGTGTCGGTTACTGTCAGACCCGTGGCTGCGGAGAACTGCGTAGCAAGCATCCTGAGCATCTCTACATGCGGAGCGATAGTGCCTTGCTGGAGCTGTCCGAATGTAGGCTTCTCGCCGGTCTCCGGGTTGTACGTGCCGGCAATGATGTTGCCTATGTACTGCTTGAACTTCTGATTTATGATCGCGTCATACTGGTCATCGGTCACGCCAAGCAGGTACTTCTGCGGAGCTGTCGAGAATTCAAGTCCTATGGTCGCGTTCGCTATGGTCCTTACATAGGCCTGTATAAGTCTCCGGATAGCCTCCTTGATCCTCGACCTGCCGAGAGGCTTTGAGCTCGTGGCATTCCAGATCAGCGGCTCCATGAGCGGTCTTCCCATCTTGTGCGGCATCTTCTTTGCCGACCAGGTGTATTCCCTGCAAGTAATGACCCATATGGCATCGTCCGTATACAGGTTAATGAGAGATGGCTTGTATGTGCCCTGCATGGACTCATCCTTGATCGTATCGATGATCGCAAGCCCGCAGCTGATACGCCCCTTGGCTCCGTCCCACAGAGCCGAAGCTGTCTGAGGAGAATGGAATCTTATACGACATTTCAATTTCTTATCTGCCGACAGTGTCGCAAATGTGCATCCGAATTTCAGCTCATCCCTGCATGCCTTTTTGTATTCAGTTATCAGGCGGTTACCTGCAACGATCTGATTGAGTTCTTCCGGCGTGTTTCCGTTAGTGCCTACAAAGCCGTCGAACATGGACCTCGCCGCGAGCACGTCCACTGTTTTTGCGCCCCAGGAGCAGCCTATCTCAAGGCCCTTCATGCCCTGCGGCAGCGCTATACCGAGATTGACCTCGTCGAGCGGGATCTTGCCCTCGTAATACTTAGCTTTCGTCCTGTTTTTTGACGCATGATACTCGAACACTCTCACCAGCTCTACAAGCATCTGCTGCTCTGCAGGCGGCAGTCCTCTCACCTGCTTTGGTAACGTTGATACATTCATTTATCCAATCCTCATTTTCCTGTTCGGATCGCGCTTACTTGTTTTTGCGCCCCACAATGCAAGTGCAGCAGCTTCGATCGGTATGGCGTTGTCGCCGCCAAAGCCCCAGCCGCCTCCTGCTCCTATAGGTCTTTTTGTCGATGTCAGAGCACTGTCGTTCAGGTCCTCATGCTTGTGATACCAGGTCAATGCCTCTTCATTCATCGCATCCGTGATAGTACTCACCGATGCCACGACTATACGCGTATTCGCTCTTATCACCGAGTCCTTTGCCTTCCAGGTGCCGGACAGTTTATCTATCAGCACATCCACACCATTGCGCCCGTCGATCACTACGCAGGAGGCCTTGGCATATCCTGCATTGAGCCTGTCCGCAAGCCACTGGATGCCGGTCACTGTAGGCCGGCGTTCTATCATGGATACTCTCGCAGGTCCCTTGTCTGGAATGACCGCGCCGCACAGGCATACTTCCGATCCGTCAGGCGAGAACTTGACGCCGTAGGCTTTCTTCCCATCAGGCGCTTTCTTCTTCGAACAGCATTTTTCCCATACGCCTCTATCGATAGCGGGCTCCAATAATTTCTCCAGTACAGGAGACCACCAGCACAGACGCTCCCGGGCAAATCCGTCAGGCGCCATAGAACGCATCTCTTCCTCGGTGAATTCTTCCGTAAGCCTTATCCCGAGCGCAGGATTTGTCATGTACCAGAGATCTTTGTCCGCTATATTGATCTCATCTATGCTTTTGGCAGCCACGCTCCATTCGTGCCAGGCATCATGGACTCCCGGATCATTGATGCAGGCTGTCCTCCTTCGTCTGAAAACGTCGCCCGGGCAGCCGGGATACGGAGGAGTTCCTGTATAAATGAGCTGCCTCATGCCTGTTGAGGATGCAGACAGCGTGGCCATGATAGCCTCGACCTGATCGTCCGTGAGTTCCTGAGCCTCATCGAATACAACCAGCGATATGCCGTCAAAACCTCTGACCGCCTGCCTTGACCTCGATGAGAACTCTATGCTTCCGCCGTTATGCAGCTCTATGCATTCCTCGCCGTTCGTGTAGCGTATGTTTTTGACAAGCTCTACTATCTCCGGATGCCTTTTGTCGGTGAAGATCGCCGCCAGTCTCCTAAACGACTTCTTGGCAGTCCTTACCTGATGGGCCGTATGCAGGATCTTTTCGGCGTTGATGGCCATCCCAAAGAGCTCGCGCGCCTCGAGAACGGAATTCTTTCCGTTCTGCCTGGATACTGTAAGTCCTGCTGATGTTACTGTGTATACGCCCTCTTCATCCTTGCCGAGCCAGCAGTCCAGTATCAGCTGCTGCCACGGATCCATCGTGTAGGCATATTCCCCCATCAAAAGTGCCGCATCCGGGCCGTCCGAAGCGGTCCTGTGCGGCTCTACCCTGATCCTTGGTTCCTGCGATCCGATCATATGCTATTCTTCTGATTTTCCCTGATCTTTTCCAACATGTTCTTCGGCTCAGACTTCTTTACCCTCTTCTTCAGAGGCTCCCTGCTGTCCTTAGGCAGCGCTTCCATTATCTCGTCCATGCCGCTTGTATAGTCCCTGAAAAGGTCTTCATACGCCTTCAGATTCGGGCTTTTTTGCATGCCTTTTTGGCCGCCTCCGTTGTCATATTCCTTAAGGATCTCACCCTCAGGGATGTTTGCTCTTGCCTCGTCAAGTTTGATCTCAAGCCAGGCCACATTGCGTATCGTCCCTTTAAGAAGCTTCCTTATATAGGCCGGAGTTTTTGCCTGCCTCATTGCGCTCGTAAGTTCCTTGATACGCTCCTCCACAGGGTCAATGTTTTTGCCTTCTTCCATGATCAGAAAACCTCTCCCTATACCACCCCCTCCGCGCGTGCGCGCGCGAGGGGTATTTTTCGGCGCTACTGTCGCGGCCGCGCTCAGGGGCTGGGCCGGGGCCATCCCCCTATCCAACCTCCACTCCGGTGAGTATTGCCGCACATTCATTACGCTGCGTATGAATGTCATACGTTCTCCCTTGCCTGCAGTTACCAATCCCCATCACTGGCTATCGGTGCAACGATCAATTGCTGCTCCCTGAGCCTGAACCCCAGCTTATTGCTTTTAGCTGCGTTGCAGCAATAATGTGCTGCCTGCAGGTTGCTCCAATCCTGAGCAGCTGCTTCCGGCGAAGAATATCCTGCTTCTCTCCACCTGCTGACTGGAATGATCTCGTCAACCACAAAGCTGAGCGGATGCTGTGCATCGCTCGGCTCGTCGTAATGTATCGGGCCGAGCGCTCCGCGGCATATGCCGCACTCATCTCCACGGGCCTTAAGACGGGCCCGGTGTTTTCTGCGGAGGGCCCCATTTGCATACCGGGGGTTCTTTCTCACACCCATTGTTCTCCAGTAAATAATCCTTGATGCACTGCGCTGGCCAATAGTAAACGGCACCGTGTTCCAGGTGCCGTTCTACTGAAGCCAGTCACATCTTATGAAAGGGAACTGCATGGTGATCACTCACCGCCTACACTATATCATAAAAGTTATAACACTTATAACAAAGTTAATGACGCTTGCTTCTGCTCCTGTCGTTGTCCCCCTGCATGAACCAGAACTGCCGTATCTTTGTGCTGATAGTCGTCTGGCTGTAGTGCAGTTCTGCGCCTATCTCCTGTTGGCTCTTGCCGTTGATATAGTACATGCGCATGATAGTGCGCATCTCACTGTCATCTATCGCCTCAATGAAATCTTCAGCCTGCCCGAGTCTCTTCAGCAGTTTCGCTTTGCGTGCCGTTAGCTGCGCACTGAGCTGTCTGAGTTCTTCTTCCCCGTTATCCACTTCCTGCCGCGCCTTCGGTATTCCTTTGCCGGTCCGGTAATCCTTATAGAAGACTACAACGTATGAGGACTTGGGATCCTTCATAGATGCCTCTATGGCCCTGATCTCATTCCGCAGCGATATGCACTGCTCCATTTCTTTTCTCGTCATAGTCCTCTCTTCCTCTTGATCGTGTCGGGCTTTTCTCTTCGCATCCGAATAAGCAGACTGAAGCCGTTGCCCTGTCCGTCATCTACAGTCGAGTACACGTCCCTGCCATCGTATTCTACGAGACAGTCCGTGAAGATATATCGTGTCTTGTTGCCCCTGTTGACCAGCTTCTCGAAGTAGTGGCTGTCGTCCGGAGATCTGCGCATCTCTTCGACCTGTGCCCTGCTCAGCATCTTGTCTGATACTATCGGTTCAGGCTTCTTGAGGTTCTGCGAGCTTCCCCAGCTACGTTCCGACTTGCTCTGCCTCGCCATGTAAGCAGCCTTGCCGGCGGCGCCGTATTCGTTCATCTGGAGCTTGTCGGTGTTGACATAGCCCTTGCCCCACTTCTCCTCGATCACATCACGGTCTACTCCGGAGATAAACATGTGAACGTGGCCCCTGGCTCTCTGTGCTGAGCCATCGCCTTTATTGTTCGAGATGACATATACATACTTCAGCTTCGATGGATCCGCGCACGCTCTTCTCAACCGCTTAATGTAGTTCCTGATGTCTTTCAGGATCCCGTCCCTACTGTCTGGAAGATGTTCGTCATCATATGTGAGTTCAATTGTGAAGTCGCCTGACTTGAAATTGCTGTTGACCAGTCTGATGAAATATCTGATCCTGTTTTTATCATTCAGTTTCTTTTGTGCAGGGCTGCTCTCTTTCTGTTTCTGTGCTCTTGCTATCGCTTTCTTTCTCGGCGACACATTAAACACTTCGATCTCGAGATAGTCACCAGTGATATACTTCTTCGTTCTAATCATGGCTCACTTGATAATAGTCATTTGAACTCTTATGCCCGGCCTGATGCCGGGCGTTCTTCTTCTATTTATATATGTATGCTTGGGAGTGCGTTTCACACCTCTTCATTTGTATTTTTCACATTGCTCGATAATGGCCTTGCCCTTAGAGCTCTGTCGCCATTCCGTCTGTCTGGCATCGATCTGGTTGCTTCCAAGCTGTTCGCAGTGCGGGCAGATGTATTTGACTCTGCCAGTGAACACCCTATGCATTCTCAGCTTGTCGAACTTCTTCCCGCAGACCGCGCATGTCTCTACTTCTATATCTCTAATGATCATTCCTTACTTGCACTGCTGTTATCAAAGATTTGATATATACACTCAACATCTGACAGTTGGTAATATAGCGGATAGTAATTTTGCAGTCCTTCGAACCTTATACCCGTTAATTCACCTAGTCCGTTTCGGGTCACTACGCATTTCTCGCAGTTAAGATGTAACTCAAATCCGCTCTTGAACCTGAGCGCGATTGTCTTTATATCTATGTTCTCCATAACTCTCTCATTTCCACGGGCAATCCTTCGGAATTTCCGAACTACTCGGCTCGGTCTGCTCGGCTTCGTGCTCAATTACCTAGCACCTGTTAGATATGTCCGTTATTGTTACGGTGGTGCTTTTCGGCTTCCAATCGACCTTCATCACAATATATCTTGGTAATTTCCTCGTTCGCGCCTCCTCATGTCTGCTCCGCAGTTTTCGCACCAGTCCGGGAAAGCCTCGCCCATCTTAATGACTCGGTACTTTTTACATTCGGAACACCGAAGCCAGTGCTCCGGGCAGCCATTTGTTTTTACGGTACGAATGTGCTCCCACTTACCGCTCTTAGGTACATATGCATCTTTTCCTGTTACACAGATCCTAGTGTTCCATTTTTCGATAGCATCTTTGCCTAACTGGTAGCGGCGTCCTTGCCAGTCCGATAAACGATCATCGGACCTTATAGATACCGATACACCGCAAGAACAATCGACGTCTATCCGTAAAACTCCCACCCCATCAAAGTCCATAGATGCAATGTTGGCATCCCGTCCGCAAAACGGGCATGGTTTTAACACTTCTTCTATCTTCATTTACTTGCCTCGCTCCTCGTCTCCGGCATGCTCACATGACACTTCCCTTCTATACTTATGCTCAAGGTATTCCTGATACATCCTTTCAGCCTCTTCATCCGAAGTGGTCGCTGCCATGCAGCAGGCCCAGGCGAATGTCCCGATAAGCATTATTGCTATCAACATCAGTGCCTTGATCATGGTTTCACCTTCTCTTCCATGAAATCTGTTATGATGGATTCATACTTAGCATTGCAGTCCGGGCACAGCCATCCGATCCCATGGTGGCATTTCCACGTTTCAGGCATTTCCACGAAACGGTTATTGAATGTAAATCCACCATCGGACTCTGTTCTTTCCAAGAGCTTGCGGCGACATTCCCTGCCGCATCTGTCGCATGTGACGATCTTCCCCGTCCATTCACCCATAGCATCTTGCCTCCTATCTATCTTTCGGCGCCAGAATGGCAGTCCCGCAGTCTCTGTGGCTGAAATTTGCGGAATAGCTTTCGCCATTAGGCAATGGGACGTATTGCTCTGACTCCGGTATCGGTACATATCCGGATACGTCATATGCTATGCCCTGACACTTCCCGCAGGTAGTCGCGAATGGCACCGGCTTGTGATGTTCCGTTTTCCTGTAGGCTGGGTCTTCGAGACCTTTTTCGAGGAACATCCACCACTCATAACCACAGTCCCTGCATCTGTACTTCATGGCGCCGTGTACAAGGATGCCTTCGCTTTCCTTTTTTCTGCGAGCTTCCTCGCGGACCTGTCTCTGCTTATATCTTTCTGCTTCCCTCATCAGCCTTCTGCTAAAATTCATGGTCTCCATCCCTCCACGATCATGCGCAGGGCGGCTCGCATCTTTTCGCCGGTCTCTTCGTCATGAAGGCACTCCTCCGTGATGATGTCGCTGATCTTGAAGTAAATGTCCTGAAGCTGATCTGTGTACACCTTGAACTCCATCAGCGCAGTATCGCTCAGCTTCGCCTTTTCCGCTTCGAGCGCTGAGACCTTGCCCTTGAGGGCCTGAATGGTATCAGCCTGCTCCTTCAGTGCATTTTCAGCCTCCTTCTGGGCATCGGCCTGGGCCTGTTCTTTCATTTCCGCGCTGGCCTCTTCGACCTTCTTGCGGACCTCTTCATCCTTGGCCGCTTCGAGTTCCTTCTGCCTCGCCTTTGCCTTCTTCAGGTTTTCCTTAGCCTTGTCGAGCTCAGCCTGAACGCCAGCCTTATCATCCTCAATCTGATCCATCTCCTTGCGAAGAGCCTCAGTCATACGCTCATAGTCTTCCCGCATCTGCTCGAATTCTTCTTCGGTGACAGTCTCCGAGAGCTTCCTCTGCATCGAGGCGAGTTCTCTGCGTATGTCATCATTGTTGTGGTCGATCATATCGGCCCTGCGGTCAGCTGCTTCTTTCTCTTCCCTGACTCTGGCCAGCTCCGCCTTGAGTTCACGAACAGTCATACTCTCCACGTCATTGGTCTCGATTACCTCCGCAGCGACCTCCTCCGGAGCGGCAAGAAGCGCCCAAACCCTTGAAATTCCAATATCCGTAAACGTTTCCGTTTTTGAAAACAGGCTGCCCTCTTCATCGACTCGCTGTGCCAGTTTCATCATCTTTTCAGCCTTGCTCTTACTGAATTCCAGATTATCTGCACACCACTGCTCGAATTCCCCGTGCGGGATCCTGTTCTTAACCTCAACGAGCCTGCGGCCGGCATCTGCCAGCATCGTCAAGCTCATCTGTGCCATACTCTCCGCTTGACGGTATCTGACATTGATCTCTGCGGTCAGCTGCTCGGTGCTTTTGCTTTCGATGCTGATCTCCGTTTCGTATGCGACATCTATCGCGCTTACACTGCCGGACATAATATCTGTGTACCTCCTCCTGTAGCCGCTGCCTTTGCAGCCTTCTTTTCCTTGTTTATTTCCGCCTTCAGCTTTTTCGTGAAGGCCTCTGTAAATATCTTTACATCGTCTGTCATGCTGCAGTTATGAGAGCCTCTGCATTGTCTGAAGGTCCCATCCGGCGCAGTCTCGAGCGTGTAATACGGCTCCTGAGGCTCGCTGGTCCTTCTGACGAAGAATATGTAGCAGGCGCCTCTTGCGATCTTGTCGCCGTAGGTCTTCACGCAATGACAGAGCTTCGCGCTTTCCTTGTTCAGGTCTTCCTGGCTTAGCGCAGGTATGATCATCAGATCTTTGGTCTTGAAGTCGGATGCGTGGTTGTTCTCTGCGATCGCCTTCTCTATTGCGGCATTCCTTTCGACCTTCACCTGTTCGATGGCTTCATCGTGCGCCTGCTTGAGATCCCTCGGCCTCAGGGTGCTGTATTTGCGGATGTCTCTTCCGAGCTTCTCGCAGGCCTCTATGTAGTCCTCGTAGTCTCTGAGCAGATGCGGACTGTGCCAGTCTGCTGACATGTAGCGCTCCTGAGTCCTCGCCCAGCGAAGCCACTTCTCGAAAGGCATGTACTTCTCGACTTCCCTTTTGTATATATTCCGGTATTTACGGGCCTTGTAGTCGTACTCTCTCCATCCAAGCATGTCTCTCAGGACCGGGAAGCACACTGTGTCCTTTTCCTTTTCTGACAGCTGCTGGAACGCTTCGAGTTCATTCATAGTCGGATCGTAGTCTCTCAGCATCCTGACATGGCGCCTCGGGAGCTTGAGGATCTTCTCGAGGCTCTTTCCCCGCCAGTTGATACCTCTGCATCCGGCGCCTTCTATCTTCGCCTGTGCTATGTGCCTGAATCCGGCTTTGCCCAGGAGCTCCACGCTGTGATATTTCATGCAGGTCGACAGGAACTGTATGATATCCATCCCGCCATTCTCGAGCAGCATTTGCATGTCGATAAGGTGCCGGCAGTCGCTTCTTTCGAGCATGTCTATCAGCCCATCTGTGTAGACATGATCTTCGTATTTCGAGAAGTAACCCCAGCAGCCGCCCGCGGCATGAGGCGCGGCCGGGACGCGCATAGGCCTGACGCGTTCGTAATAACTGCCGCTGTACCAGCCGTCTCTCAGCCTCCATCGCGTCTGCTCTTCCCTGCCGATGATGTAGACATTCGTCAGGCTCTTCCAGAGCTGCGGTCTGCCGAACGGCTTGAAGTCGGCTATGACTTCGTTGAGGAATCCGTATATCTTGCCCTGATGCTCTGCGAAGGACAGCACTCTGAAGTATTCCGTGTAGCACTGCCTTCCTCTTCCTGCAGTCAGGAACGTGCATTGACTCCCGCATTCCGGGCACCAGTCTGTCATTCCGTGCAGGCCCGCGTATTCTCCCCGGCAGATGTCCCACTCTTCGCCGCAGCGCGTGCAGACCGCTTTGTTCCTTTTGCCGTCGTATATGATGTATCCGTGCTTGATATAGTCCGAATAGCAGGTCTCTACGAGCGCAGGATCTGACGGCGGAACGTCCTCCAGGAATCTGGCCATGTCATTCTCTTTCATGATTTCCATGACGGACCTCCTCAGAAGAGATCCAGAACGTTGACTCTGTCTGCAGACTCCCTCTTTGACGCCTTTGCGCCGAGCTGCTCAAGTCCGTAGTACTTGTCGACCATCTCGTAGACCTCCTCAGGCGGGATATATGCACAGTTGCCCTTCCTTCTCTTTCCGGCCTCGGCCCATATCTTGTCGTAGGCCTGCCTGAGACTCTTGTCTTCCGCCAGCAGCAATACCGCAGCTGCATCCGAGGTGCACTTCTCCGTCAGATGCTCCTCAATGGCAAAGGCTACGGGATCATTGATCGCCATAGCCTCTTTTGTGATCTTTTCGATAGCTTTGTCTATCATGTGCTTCTCCTTGTTTCGCATTTCCCTGTTGTGTGATAAGAGGCGCTCTCGGGAGTCGAACCCGGAACCGGTCGGGATACATTACCGTGCTTCCGTTACACCAAGCGCCATATTGAAGACAGGCCTCAGCCTGTCTTCTTCCTCTTTGCCTGCTTTATAGCCCATAGCCGGGCTTCCTCTCTTCTCTTTTCCCTGTATGCCTGAGAGACGCGTTTATTCTCTTCGTTGAATCTGCTGCTTATCCTCTTCATCGCCTCTTCGCGTTTCCGCTCCGGAGTGACGAAAGAGCATTTCCAGATGCCGCTCCAGCTTATGTGACAGTCGCAGATGCGGCAGCATTCTGCGCAGACCCTCCTGCCCGTCATGCCGCAGACCGGCCCCCAGTTCTTACACTCCGGGAGCGTGGTGCTGCACATGCTGCATTCATACATATCTATGACCGCGCCCATCTTTCCGCCTCCGGCAGGATCCACGCCTGCAGCTCCTGGCATATGACCATCAGGTCTTCCCACTGTGCCCGGTAATAACCGTGTTTCTCCAGGATCATGACTCCGCCGTTTTTATCGATGATGTAAGATGTTCCGCTCAGGCTGCTCTCATAGGTGAGCATGTCTTCGCTCTTATCTGCTCTGAGCAGTATCGCGTTCCTGTTGATATCCAGTATTGGAAGATCAACTCTTCCTGCATTTGCCATAGTGCCCTCCTATCCGAAGATCACAGCGAGCATGATCACTGCAAAAGGTGCGCCCATAACGGTAATAAGCATGCCGATGCATTCGCCCGGGCCGGCCTCTTCATAGATGTCCTTTATATATGCTTTGAATTCTTTCATGTCTGCCTCCTGCGCTGTGTCAGCCCTTTCACGCTTTGTTCGATACTCTTGCTACAGTCTCCTCGACCAGCGCCTTCTCGAGTACCTCGATGCGGGCTTTCTGCATGTCGATATCAAAGTGCAGCCTCTCGATCTCGAGCTTCGCAGTGTTCAGCTCCTCAAGCAGTCCCCTGATCTTCTCGTCTCTCAGGCCGATCTGCTCCTTGTAGTGCGCCTCAAGTCCTTCATTGATAGGATTCGGAATATCGTGCTTTCCCGGTTCCATGTGCTTCTCCTTTCTGTGCTTGAATATGTGCTCTACCTTCTGTCGATCAACGACGCAGGTATCACCTTCCGCTGACCTGTATGCCTGTGCTTCAGCGTGATGCCGGTGATGTTGTGCTTGATCACCAGCCAGTCCTCCGGTATGATGCCTACCTTGGCCAGCTGCTTCTTCTCACTGAGAGTCGGATTCCTTTTCATGCCTTCGCCTTCTTTTCGGCTTCACGCTCTGCCTTCCACTTCTCGAAGGCTTCCATGTGCGCAGGATCCTTGTAGTACTCCTTTACAAGGTGTGCAACTCCAATGCACAGGTCGAAGAATGCT